GCGGCGCTCAAGAGCAGAAGTGCTTTCAACAGAAACTTGCATGGATATTCCTCGTTGCACAGACATAAGCCGGCTCGAACCGGCCCCGAATCAAGGCCAAGCATTCTAGAGGGTCGATATGAAGAAGTCACCCTAGAAACAGGCGGCAATGCGGGGGGATTTGTAAGATGGTGCGGACGGAGAGACTCGAACTCACCACCAGCCCCGCGTCACCCCTGGAGGCCTTGAAACACGTGATTGGTTGCGCGTGTGTGAGCGTGAATCTGTTCCCAGCTTGTTCCCAGTGAGAACGAGCATGCGAGCCCAACACAGCAGGGGGCGGGATTTTACACGGTTTTATGTTGAGGCAAAGGAAAAAGGTAATTTTGGTAATCGGGCCTGATGAGAACGGCGAAAGCCCAGCGTTTTCAATGGCTTAGACCTGATTAGCAAAGGTAATAAATTGGTAATTACAAGGTTATGAGATTACCTAATCTACTGGTCAGAACAGCCAAACAGAAAAGCCTTTAAAAACAGGCACATACAAAAAAATTACCTTTACGATTACCAAAACTTACCCCTCAAGGTAATCGTTCAAGCCCAGTATTTTCGCGGGCTACAGCTCAGCCAGAACGCCTCATTACCGAAATTACCCTTTCTCGATACCGTCTCAGCCTTGCCGGCCAATACGCTTGCCAGAGCGCCTGTATATGAGGGCCTCGGCGCAGGGATTCGCAGGGTATTGCCGATGCCAGAACGCTGCATGTAGCCCCCAGCCTTGGCCGTCTCGCCCTACCCGCAGGCCTGCAGGGAAAGCGACACGTTTAGTGGGCAGGCGTGGAGGGGGGAAGACTGCGCGCGCCGGGTGCTGCTACCCCCTGCCACCCCCTGCCACCCCCTGGGCTGGCGAGCGGGCACAAAAAAGCCGCCCGTGGGCGGCTGGTGCGTGGCTGGTGGTGCTGATCAACTGTCACTGGTGCCGGGGAGCCTGAACTCGTCGAAGCGAATCACCTCTTCGCCGATCCATTCATTCACCTGCAGAAGCTTGGCTTGGATGGGCTCCAGTTCGTTCATGGCCCAGATGGCGGCGGCGTCCTTGATCGAGCCGAAGCCACCGGCGTTCTGCGGCACGATGCCCATCAGTTGGGGCGGAATGCGCAGCGCCGCGAGCAAGTCGTCTCGGCTGATGTTCTTGATCGCACCGAAGTCATCCTTGGCCGCCACCTCGCTGACCGGGATCAGGTTCAACCCTTCCTTCTTACCGCCCGGCGCGTACATGAACAGGTTACGGAAGTTGCCCGGCCCCTTGCTGTTCTTCATCGCCTCGCGCAAATCCGTGACGAAGCTTTCGTCCTGCACCGCGTCCGTCATGTACAGGATGAACCCCGCGTGTGAGCCGTTCTGGTAATACTTGCGACGGAACAACGTGGCGCTCTCGTTCAGCAGCGCACTCTGTAGCGCCGCCATCCACTCCGGCAGCCCGTAGATTTCCTGATTGATATCGGCCTCACGCACGTGGCCAATGCTGCCCGTCCTGAACTCATGTTCGTCTTTCCAGCCGCGCACCTGGTAGTAAGTCTCGAGATCCACACCCCGACGCATGTACTTAGCCAACACCGGCTGCAGGCCGATGGCCTGGCCAAGCATGTTGTCCTTTTTCTCCAGGTACGCATTGCCACACCAGCCGAAGTCCGTGGCGAACTGCTCGAAGGCCTGGCGGCTCAACAGCCGGTGCGGCTTGAAGGTACGCACCAGCATATTGCGGCGGAAGTTCAGCCCCGATTGCAGATAGACGCTTGCCTTGGTCGACCTTGCCAGCCCATCCAGAGACACCGGCGGTTCGTACCAGCGGCCATTGGCCCAGCACTCCAGATAGTCGAGCACCTCGCGCCCATCGAGCACAGGCACCGGGTCACCGAAGCTGAACGCCTCAGCCTTCGCGCCGCCCTGCCCCGTCAACAGCTCGCCCTCGCGTCCGTTGTCAGCCACGGCCACCTGCTGGCTGCCTTTCCGCTTATTGCTCATCTAGCAAATCTCCATGATGGCCGTGTTAGAACTGGTCCTGCCTTCCAACGGCTCGTTGAACAGGGCATGGAACAGCGCCCAGGCCAGGTCAGCGTGACCCGTCGCCTCGCTGCGCCCTGCCGTATAGGTGAAGCTTTTCCCGCTCGGCGTCATCGTCTTGCGGATGGCCATCAGCGCCTGTGCGATATCAGTGGCGCCGGCGTCGAACTCCAGGCGCCCTTTGCGCACCACGTCCCACGCTTTCATCACCAGTTGGGTTTTTACTTCCGGGCTGTAGCTGAACGTGCGCAGGCCTGGGAAGAACTGGCGCACCAACTGCGCCACCCCCGTGCCCATGCCCGTGGTATCGATGCCGATATAGGTCACCCAGTAAATCTGCGTCAGCTGTCGAATCTTCTCCGCCTGAGCCTCGAAATCCATGCCCCGGAACTGGAAGCGCTCCAGCACCCTGAACTTGCCGCCCGGCTCGGTCGGCGGGGCCAACACCACTAGGCCTGCGCTGTCGCCGTTCTCCGCCGGGTCATAACCCAGCCAGACCTGGCGGTCGCCGAACGGGCGCGCCGCGAACGGCTTGAAGTCCGGCCAGTCCCAGGACTCGACCATGCACGGCTGCAACATCGTGAGCGGGAAAATGCTGTCGCCGTCGTCGACGAACTGGCACATCAGCAAGTTATCGAAGGCCGGCCCGTCGTACTCAAGCCGCAGTTCGTCCAGGTCGAACAGATTGCAGCCCCGCGCCTCGGCGTCCATGATCGTCACGATCTGTCGCCAAACCTTGTCCTCACACAGCCGCCCCATCTGCAGCGCGGCGTGGCTCACATCCAGCTTGATATGCTGCGCAGTCGGACGCCCCTTGTTCAGCCGCTCGGCGGTCCAATACACGTAGGCTGGGTGCGCCATCGAGCTGGGCGTCGAGAAGTACGTCTTCCGCCAGTGCTTGTGCAGCGCCATGCCCGAGGCCACCTTGTTGATCTCGGCAAAGCCATGCACCCAGAAAAATTCGTCGAAGTAGAAGTTGCCCGACCGCCCCTGCGCCGTGCGGAAGTTCGTCCCCAGGAAGTGCAGCTCGGCGTTGTTCCAAAGCACGATGGGGTCGCCCGTCAGCTTCACCCCCAGCGTCTCGTTCAAGAACGCCTGCATGTACGTCTTGAACTGGTGCGCCTGCGCCTTGCTGGCCGACAAGAAAATCTGATTGCGCCCCGTGGTGATCGCATCGATCAACGCTTCACGGGCAAAGTAGAACGTCGCGCCGATCTGGCGAGACTTCAGAATCATCCGCGTGCGCTGATTGCCCGCCCGATACCAATCGAGCTGATAGTCGAAACAACTGTCGCGGAACGCCTCGACCAGCGTCTCGATCTGCTCTTCGCTCAGCTCATTGCGCACCGGCGCCTTCTTCGGCCCCTCGTTGCGCTTCTCGATGTTCGGGTTTAGATCAGCCTCGTTACCGCCGCCCTGGTAGCGCTGGATTCGTGCTTGCCGTTCCAGCTGGCGATGCAGCAGATCGATTTCCTTGAAATCGCCGCTCGTCTTGCCGTCTTTCAGAATCAGCTGCACCAGGCGCGCTTCCAGCGCCCCGCCGATTCGCTCTACGTTGTCCGCTCGGTCCCACTCGTCGCGGCTCTTCCAGCTATGGACCGTGCGTTCTTTCTCGCCCAGGTAATCGGCGATATCCGTGACGCGCCACCCCGTCCAGTACAGAAACTTGGCCTGGCGTCGGGCGTCGGTGGTAGGTGCGGGCTGAGCGATAGCATTCATGGCGCCGATGCTGCCGCCCACGCGCGCGTGGCCCTATCGGCGAGCGTCGTAACGCCCCCCGCTCCGCCGCCAGCGCGTTGCCGCTCGTTGCCCGCCTGCCGACCATGCCCTCAACGCGAACACCGCACCGAGGACTACCCCGCATGGCCGCCAGCAACGCCCCCGCCAAAAAATTCCGCTCCAAGTGGTTCCGTGTAGCCGTTGAAGGCGCCACCACCGACAAGCGCAAGATCGAACGTTCCTGGCTGGAGCAAGCCGCCAAGAACTTCAACCAGAACACCTATGGCGCCCGCGTCTGGCTGGAGCACCTACGCAGCGTGCTGCCCGATAGCCCATTCAAGGCCTATGGCGACATCACCGCCGTGAAGACCGAAGAAGTCGACATTGCCGGCAAAAAAAAGCTGGCCCTCTTCGCCCAGATCGAGCCGACGCCCGAACTGATCGCCATGAACAAGGCCAAGCAGAAGATTTACACCTCGATTGAGATCGACGACAGCTTCTCCGACTCCGGTGAGGCCTACATCGTCGGTCTGGCCGTCACTGACTCCCCCGCCAGCCTCGGCACCGACGTGCTCGCTTTCTCCGCGCAAAAGCCGGATGCCAGCCCGTTCAAGGATCGCCACTACTCCGAAACCTCGATGTTCTCCGAAGCCATCGAGACCGAGCTCACGTTCGAAGAAGTCGAAGACACCCCCAGCATGTTCGCCTCCCTCAAGACCCGCATGGGCGAGCTGCTGAAACTGAGCAAGGACAAGGAAGGCAAGGATGCTGCCCACTTCGCTGAGCTGGGCGAAATGATCGGCGACCTGGCGGAACACAGCGCCAAACAGGCCGAGGCCTTCGCCACCGTAAAAACCGCCCACGAAAAGCTCCAGGCCGACCACACCAAGCTGGCCAGTGACTTCGCCGACCTGGCAAAGCGCCTGGAGAACACCCCGAGTCAACAGTACAGCCAACGCCCTGCGGTAACCGGTGGTAACGGCACAACCCTCACCGACTGCTGATTCCCAACGGACGAAGCCCCAGCCAAGGAACACCGGAGTAACCCCATGCGCAACGATACCCGCAAGCTCTACAACGCCTACCTGCAGCAAGTAGCTGCCCTCAATGGCGTTGACGATGTCACTACCAAATTCGCCGTGGAGCCCACCGTCGCCCAAACGCTGGAAACCCGCATTCAGGAATCCAGCGACTTCCTGTCCAAGATCAACATCACCCCGGTACGCGACCAGGCCGGTGAGAAAGTAGGCCTGGGCATTTCCGGCCCGGTCGCCAGCACCACTGACACCAACGCCCAGGACCGGCAGACCCGCGACCTCAGCTCACTGGATGAACGCGGCTACTTCGCCTCCCAGACCAACTTCGACACCCACATCCGTTATGCCAAGCTAGATCAGTGGGCCAAGTTCCCCGACTTTCAGGCTCGCATCCGCGACGCCATCATCAAGCGCTGCGCCCTGGATCGCATCATGATCGGCTGGAATGGCATCGCCCGCGCCGCCACCTCCGATCCAGTTGCCAACCCGTTGCTGCAAGACGTCAACATCGGCTGGATGCAGAAAATGCGCGCCGAGAACGCCGCGCGCGTTATGAGCGAGGTGCAAGCTGCAAGCGGCAAAATCCAGATTGGCGCCGGTAAGGACTTCGAGAACCTCGATGCCCTGGTCTACGCCATGGTCAATGAATTCCTCGAACCTTGGTACCAGGAAGACTCCGAACTCGTCGTCATCTGCGGTCGCAAGCTGCTGGCGGACAAGTACTTCCCTATCGTCAACCAGAACCATGCTCCGACCGAAACCCTCGCGGCGGACCTGGTCATCAGCCAGAAGCGCATTGGCAACCTGCCGGCCGTTCGCGTGCCCTACTTCCCGCCGAACGCCCTGATGGTCACCCGCCTCGACAACCTGTCCATCTACCCGCAGGAAGGCACCCGTCGCCGCACCGTAGTGGACAACGCCAAGCGCGACCGCATCGAGAATTACGAGTCGGTCAACGAAGCCTATGTGCTCGAGGACCTGGGCTGCGCAGCTCAGGCCGAGAACATCGAACTCAGCTGAGGCCCGCCGCCATGACCAACCCATGCCGCCAGCACTTCCAGCGTGTTACCGCCGCTCAACAAGCGGCGGCAACTCCGCAGAATCAGCCCATGGCCGATTCCAGTGCCTACACCATGCAGATGGCCCAGCTGCACCAGCACTACCAGCAGCTTCGTGGCATCCAGAGCACCCAAGCCAAGGAAGAGCTGAAAGCCAAGTTGCTGCCCGACTACGCCCCCTACATCGACGGCGTGCTCACCAGCGGCCAGGGCGCCCAGGACGAAGTGGTAACAACCATCATGCTCTGGCGCTTCGATGCTGGTGACTATGAAGGCGGTCTGCAAATCGCCGCCTACGTGCTCGCGCACGGCCTCGAAATGTCGGACAACTTCGCCCGCAAAACGCCATGCCTGATCGCCGAGGTAGTCGCCGAAGCCGCCCTCAAGGCCGCCCGCGCTGGCAACGCCTTCGACATCGGCGTGGTTGCCGAAGCCGACCGACTCACCGCCGCGCACGACATGCCCGACGAAGTGCGCGCCAAGGTCAAGCTGGCCATCGGCCTGCTGGCCGCCGGCATGGTCGACGAGAAAGAACCGAAACCCGATGACCTGCAGTGCCTGGAAGTAGCGCAGCACTTCATCCCCCGTGCCATTGAGCTACACGAACGCTGCGGCGGCAAAAAAGCCCTGGAGCGCGTCGAGAAGCTCATCAAGAAACACGCTGAGCAAAAGCCCAGCTAACCGAGCCTTCCCCCGGCACCCCGGCGGCTCGGGGCTGATCAGCAGGTAACTCCTTCCCGCGCTGTGACGCCCCGACCACCGCCGACTTATTCGAGCGGCCTGAAATGAGCGGATTCGTAGGCAACGCACCCGCGCAGCCATTCACACTCACCAACGACGGCTTCTGGCCCGACATCGACGCCGCCCACCTGCGCGAACGTCAGCGCATCGGCGGCAACGTCACCAACGCCCGCCTGGAAGAAGCCGCCGTCGCGGCCATGATCAGCGTCAACCGCGAACTGCGCACCCTCAAGCTGCGCTACATGGCCCTTGGGCACGACACCCTGGAGGCCGTACCCGCCGACAAGATCAACAACGAGAGCGAACTCGTCCACACCTACCGCCGCGCCATCTACAGCGAGGCAAGCGCAGAAGTGGCCGAGCGCTACCGCAACTATTCCGCCACCGAGGCTGGTGCCGCCAAAGGCGAGGCCGAAGACCAGACCGCCGACGACTACCGCCGCGACAAACGCTTCGCCATCCGCGATCTGCTCGGCATAAGCCGCACCACCGTGGAGCTGCTCTAGTGGACACCCTCCGCACCGTCCAGGGCGACACCGTCGACGCTGTCGTCTGGCGCCACTACGGACGCACCGCCGGCCTTGTCGAGCTGGTGCTCGACGCCAACCCAGGGCTGGCCGACCTCGGCCCCGTGCTGCCCACCGGCACCTTGATCAACCTGCCCAGCGCCGCCCCCCAGGCCGAGCAAAGCCAGATGGTGAACCTATGGAACTGAAACCCGGCGTCATCACCCTCGCCATGTACAAGGGCAAGGGCCAACTGTTCAACGCCGCTATTCGCACCTGGACGGGCTCCATCTACAGCCACTGTGAGCTGGTCATGCCTGATGGTCGCTGGCTGTCGGCCAGTGCAATGGACGGCGGCGTGCGCGCCAAACACATCGACTACAAGCTCGAACACTGGGAGCTGATCCCGGTGCCCTGGGCCAACGCCAAGTTGATCGAGAGCGTCTTCGACCGCCACGAAGGCAAGGGCTACGACTGGGCCGGCATCTTCCTCAGCCAACTGCTCGCCAGCGGCCTGCACAGCGAACGCCGCATGTTCTGCAGCGAGTTCTGTGCGGTCGCCCTCGGCTTCCACAGCATCGGCCAGCGGTTCAGCCCGGTGCTGCTCGCCGAAACCGTTCACCGCATCAACCGCCTGCCGTTCGTGCAGCTTGCCCATTCCCTCACCGAGGGCCACCCGGATGCCCAACATGCCTGACCGTCCAGAAACTTGGGCCATGCTGCTCGCCTGGCTGGAACACCACCACCCGCTGGTCTACGCCGCCGTGCTGTCCGCGTCGATCGCCTCAGCTCGCTTCATCTACAGCGGCGGCGCCATCAGGCGCGCCCTAGGCGAAGGCTTCATCTGCGGCCTGCTCACCCTCGCCCTGACCAACGGCCTGCCGTGGCTCGGCGTGCCCGTCGAGTTCGCCCCCTTCTTCGGCGGCCTGGTCGGCCTGATCGGCGCCGACGGCATCCGCACCGGCCTCAAACGCCTCTACAGCAGAAAGGTAGAAACCCTATGACCCAGCCCCTCACCCTCCGCCACGGCTCCCGAGGCCAGGCCGTTCAGCAACTGCAATGGGCGCTCAATGCCGACGGCGCCAAGCTGCTGCCCGACAGCGACTTCGGCGACGCAACCGAGAAAGCCGTCCGCGCCTACCAGTTGAAAGTGGGCCTGGTGGCCGATGGCATCGTCGGGCCGAAAACCCTCCTCGCCCTGGCCGGCGCCGACTGCTCCCGCCTGATCGGCAACGCCACCCTGGTGGCCGCGGCCAAACGCCTTGGCGTGGACGTAGCGACCGTCTACGCCGTCAACGAAGTGGAAAGCGCCGGCACCGGCTTCCTGGCCAACGGCAAGGTCAAGATCCTCTACGAGCGTCACGTCATGCACGCCCGCCTGTGCCTTGTACGCAGCGAAGGCGACGACAGCGCCGCGCTGATCGCCCGTGCCGACGCCATCGCCGCCAAACAGCCCAACCTGGTCAACCGCGCCCCCGGTGGCTACGCCGGCGGCAGCGCCGAGCACCAGCGCCTGGCCAATGCCCGCTACATCGACACCCTGGCCGCGAATGAGTCGGCATCCTGGGGCGCCTTCCAGATCATGGGCTACCACGCCGAGCGCCTCGGCTACGCCAGCGTCGACGAGTTCATCACGCTGATGCAGCGCAGCGAGGCCGACCAGTTCGAAGCCTTCGTCCGCTACATCGAAGCCGACGCCGCATTGCTCAAGGCCCTCAAGGGCAAGAAGTGGGCCGAGTTCGCCAAGCGCTACAACGGCCCGGCCTACGCCCGCAACCTCTACGACGTGAAGCTCGAACGCGCCTACCAGCGGCACGCTGACTGCGGCTGTGGTGGGCAGCAGGCTGCCGCGTGACCACCCTCCGCCAATCCCTCTACGGCCTGGCCCTGCTCGGCGCCCTCGCCCTGCTGCTCTGGTCCACCTACCAGCAGCACCAGGCCGCCGAGGCGCGGGCCGAGCGCGATGCCGACCGCATCACCAGCCTGCAGCAACGCAACGCCCGCCAGGCCGCCAGCATCACCCGCATGGGCAACGAGCTGGCAGCCCAGCGCGCCGCCCAGCAGGGCCTGCAAACCGCCCAGGCGGACGTGCGCCAACAGCACGCCACCAGCCAGATCCAGAAACAGGAGATAAGCCGCAATGACCCGAGTTTTAGTGATTGGGGGCGGCAGCCTCTGCCTGGCGCTGCTCGCCGGCTGCATGAGCGCCCCGCCCTCACCGGAGCCAGTGGTTACCGTGACTGGCTGTCCCGTCGTAACGCCCTGCAGCCTGCTGCCAGCGGCGCCGCAGAGTAACGCCGGCCTCAGCGACGACAACGACTACCTGGCCGCCGCCTGGGCCGAATGCGCCGCCCAGGTCGACGCCGTCTATCAGTACCAGCAGCAGCAACCGAGGGCCGACCCGTGAACAAAGCCAACAGCCTCAAACAGCACCTGCTGGCCGAGGTGCCCGAGCTGCAGGACAACCCGGACAAACTGCTCGTATTCATCGACCAAGGCCGCGCCCGCAGCACCGTGGCCACAGGCCTATCCTTCGAATACGGCTACACCCTCAACGCCATCCTTACCGACTTCGCCGGCCACCCGGACGCCGTCATCATCCCCGTGATTGCCTGGATGAAGGTCAACCAGCCCGACCTGATGGAGAACCTGGCCCAGGCCAAGGACGCCATCCAGTTCGAAGCCGACATCCTCGCCAACGACCTAGTAGACATGTCCATCACCCTGCCGCTCACCGAGCGCGTCATCGTCAAGCAACAGCCAGACGGCACGCTCGACATCACCCACGCCGACGAGCCACCGACCGGCGCCCTCTGATGGACGACCTGCGCGCACTGGAAGACTGGGCCGGCGCCCTGCTCGCCAAGCTGGAGCCCAAAGAGCGCCGCCAGCTCAACCAGGGCATCGCCCGCGACCTGCGCCGCAGCCAGCAACAGCGCATTGCCGCGCAGAAGAACCCGGACGGCACCCCATACGCCCCGCGCAAGCCGCGCCAGGCCCTGCGCAGCAAGCAAGGCCGCATCAAACAGAAGATGTTCACCCGGCTGCGCCAGGCGCGTTACCTCAAGCTGCAAAGCGACGCCGGCACCATCGCCATTGGCTTCCTGGGCCGCGCTGCCCGCCTCGCCCGCGTCCACCAGTACGGCCTGCGCGACCGTCCAGGGCGCAACGCGCCAGACGTTCAATACAACCGCCGCGAACTGCTCGGATTCACCGATGCCGACCTCGAGTTGATCCGCGACCGACTGCTCGACCACCTTACCCGCTGACGCTATTGCGCAGGACCGGTGGATAGTGGCACGGTGCAAGTACCTATCAGCTGTACAAGGAAGTGACCATGCAACAAAAGCGTATCGCGCTACTGATCGACTGCGACAACGTTAGCCACAATGCTGTTTCGGGAGTGCTGGACGAACTAGCAAAGTATGGGATGGTGAACGTCCGCCACGCACACGGGGACTGGAAAAGCGATCATCTAAATGGCTGGGTCGAAAAACTACACCCCAGTGCCATACGCCCGATGCAGCAATTCGCCTATACCAAGGGTAAGAATGCGACTGACTCCGCGATGATCATCGACGCCATGGATCTGCTCTACAGCAGGAACGTCGATGCCTTCGCCCTTATGACTAGCGACAGCGACTTCACTCCCCTAGTGCTGCGTTTGCAGGAAAGTGGCTTCCCTGTCTATGGCTTCGGCGAAAAGAAAACCCCTCAGCCATTTGTCGATGCTTGCTCGTCGTTCATCTATGTGGAAAACCTAATTCCAGTTGACGAAAAATCACCGGTTGAGCAGCAGTCGAAGAGGAAAACCCGCAACGAGCTTCGGGGTGATACCTCAGTGGTCCGTCTCCTCAGAACCGCAGCAGAACAAACAGCCGGAGATGACGGTTGGTCCCACCTCAGTAAGGTCGGGGAGTACATTCACAACAACAGTTCTTTTTCCGTCGTCAATTATGGCTATCAAAAACTTGGCGACCTTATTCGTGCGTCCGAGCTTTTCGACATCAATATGCGCTACGACGGGACTGCCATGTTTATCCGCGACCAACGCAAGCAAGCCATTACAGTACAGCCTGCGGAATCAGAAACCGCGTAATAGAAACCAGCAATGGAATCACATCAAATGGACATGAAAGACCCATTCGCGAACCTAGACATTAAAGACTGCCAACTCTGCAGCAAAGCACCTACAGGCATAGACAGCCACATAGTCCCCCGCTTTATATCCAAAACATTAATCGACGTACTAATTGGCGGCCAACATCAACTGAGATTCACTGGCAATCCAAACTCAATACAGCAGGACACGCTAAACATTCCTTTTCTTTGCGATGAATGCGAAAAGACACTAAACAAATACGAAACACTCTTTGCACCAAGATATAAGAAGTACCTAGAAAATGACCCCTATGACCTTGAGATCGATGAGCAGACATATCGGCTACTGGTCTCTATAAGCTGGCGAACTGCACGATTACTGCTACTCACACAGCCTCCCAAGCAAGCAGAGTCACTTATGGCTCCAGAGAAAGCATGGAGAGAATACCTGCTTAAAGAGACGGAGGATGTAGGCCCATTCCACCAGTATTTATTTTCAGCAAGAGACTTCAAAGAGACTGAGATATACGCATCGAAGCGATTAAGCAGAACTCATCTTAATACGCTAATAGGCACAGGCGTAAACGGATTCTATGGAGAAACGCAAACCAAGCAAGCGCTAGTCAACCATCTTGGCCCTCTCATACTTTGCGGCCAAATGCGTGACATAGAAGAAGGTTCACCCGCAGAGGCTGAGCAATGGAGTAATTTCATTGTCCAGCCAGGCTCTGTAATCCCAGGACTCCCCAGAAATCTCCCTCCTGCGTTCGTTGATGGTGTAGATGCCCATTTCGAATGGGCACTAACCAGAATTGACTCAATGTCGAAAGCACAGAAACAAAAACAGAAGAAACGTGCCGACAAACATTTGAAGAACACTCTGGCATATCGACTGATACAAGAAGACGAACGGATCTTCTCGTCGAAGGAAGAGTAAGTCCCTTGCCGTAACGCCCCCCGCTCCGCCGCCGCATCCGTGCATCACGCGCGCGTGGCGGCAACCATCGGCGCATGAACGCCATTGCCGAACTCCGCCGCCGTCTCGACAACATGATCCGCTCCGGCACCATCGCCGAAGTGGACCATGGCGACCCTGCACAGGGCCGCCCGGCACGCTGCCGCGTGAGAACCGGCAACGTCACCACCGGCTGGCTGCCCTTCTTCACCGTCCGTGCCGGCAGTACCAACGAATGGAACCCCGTATCGGTCGGCGAGCAATGCACCATCCTCAGCCCATCCGGCGACCTCGCGCAGGGCCAGGTGCTGGCCGGCCTGTACTCCAACGCCAACCCAGCGTGCAGCAATGATCCCGACGCCCACCGTACCCAGTGGGCCAACGCAGACTTCGTCGAGCACAACGCCGAAACCGGCGACTACACGCTCAAGCTCACCGGCCACGTCCAGATCGACGCAGCCAGCCTCAACATCAACTGCAGCGGCGCCATCAAGCTCAACGGCGCCACCATCGACCTGAACTAGGGAGCCGACCATGCCCGCCGTCTCCCGCCTTGGCGACAACTGCACCGGTCACGGCTGCTGGCCACCGCGCCCCAGCACCGGGGCCAGCCCCAACGTGCGCGTCAACGGCATCGCCGCCCACCGCCAGGGCGACGCCTGGGCCCCGCACACCTGCCCGACCATCCCCGAAACCCATGCCAGCGTGCTGGCCGCCGGCAGCACCACCGTGCGCGTCAACGGCAAGCAGCTCGCCCGCATCGGTGACCCCGTCGCCTGCGGCAGCACCGTGGCCCAGGGCTCGGCCAACGTCTTCGCCGGGGGCTGAGCATGAACAGAATCACCGGCGCCGCCATCACCGAGCTGGACCACATCAAACAGTCGATTGGCGACATCCTCGGCACCCGCATCGGCACCCGCCTGGCGCGCCGCGAATACGGCAGCCAAGTGCCAGACCTCATCGACCAGCCCTTCCATGGCGCCACCACCCTGCGCATCTACGCCGCCACCGCCATGGCCCTCATGCGCTGGGAGCCGCGCATTCGGCTGACCCGCGTACAGCTGCAACGCGGCGCCGAGGCCAGCGCCGGCGTGCTGGATCTGGAGGCCACCCGCGTGGACACCAACGAGGCCATCAACCTGCAAGTACCCCTCGCACTTGGGGGCAGCGCATGAGCTTTACCCCCATCGACCTCAGCCGCCTGCCAGCCCCCAACGTAGTGGAACCGCTCGACTACGAATCGATTCTTGCCGAGCGCAAGGCCGAACTGGTCAGCGCCTTTCCGACAGAGCAACAAGAAACCATCGCCGCCCGTCTGGCACTGGAGTCCGACCCACTCGCCAAGCTGTTGCAGGAAAACGCCTACCGCGAACTGATCTGGCGGCAGCGCGTCAACGAAGCTGCGCTCGCCACCCTGCTCGCCTTCGCCGAAGGTGAAGACCTGGAGCAAGTCGCCGCCCGCTTCAACGTCGAGCGCCTTGTCATCATCCCGGCTGACAACACCGCCGTGCCGCCCGTGGCTGCCGTCATGGAAGGTGACGACAGCTTGCGCGAGCGCGCCCAAATGGCCATGGAAGGCCTGTCAGTCGCCGGCCCGCGCAACGCCTACATCTTCCACGCCCGCAGTGCGGACGGTCGCGTCGCCGACGCCTGGGCCGACAGCCCCAATCCCGCCGAAGCCGTGGTTACAGTGCAAAGCGCCCTCGGCACCGGCGTCGCCTCCGCCGAGCTGCTCGCCATCGTCACCGCCTACCTGTCGGATGAAGACCGCCGCCCCCTGGCCGACCGCCTTACCGTGCAAAGCGCCACCGTGATCGCGTACCAGGTCGAAGCCGTGCTTCACCTCAGCACCGTAGGGCCCGAAGCCGAACCCATCCGCGCCGCCGCAGAAGCTCGCCTCGCCGCCCTGGTCACCCAGCGCCGCCGCCTCGGGCTGGAGGTCAACCGCTCCGCCCTGGATGCCGCCTTGCACATCGAAGGCGTCAAGCGCGTGGACCTGATCGACTGGGCCGACATCGTCGCCACCCGCGAACAGGCTCCCTACTGCACCGGCTACAGCGTCACGGTGGCCGAGTAATGGCCACCGCCCTGCTGCCCGGCAACGCCACCGAACTGGAGCGCCTCGCCGCCCAGGCCCTGGCGCAGATCGAGCGCGTGCCAATTCCGCTGCGCGACCTCTGGAACCCGGACACCTGCCCCGTGGAGCTGCTGCCGTACCTGGCCTGGGCGTTTTCGGTTGACCGCTGGTCCCAAGCCTGGCCCGAGAGTGCCAAGCGCGCCGCCATCAACGCCGCCTACTTCATCCACGCGCACAAGGGCACCATCGGCGCCCTGCGCCGCGTCGTGGAGCCGTTGGGCTACCTGATCGAGGTGCGCGAGTGGTGGGAGGAAGTACCGCTCGGCGTGCCCGGCACCTTCCGTCTGCTCATCGGTGTGCTCGACACCGGCATCACCGAGGCCATGTACCAGGAACTGTCCTGGCTCATCGACGACGCCAAGCCACTCACCCGCCACCTGATCGGCCTGGCCATCGGCCTGGAGACACGCGGGCGCACCTACATCGGCGCCGCAGCCATCGATGGCGAAGTCGTCACCGTCTACCCCTACGCCCCCGGCCCCATTGAAGTCAGCAGCCCCGCCGTGCTGCTCGGCGGCGGCGTCCACCACATCGACACCATGAGCATCTACCCATGAGCCAGACCTATTTCGCCATTCTCACTGATCGCGGCGAGGCCAAGCTCGCCAACGCCCAGGCGCTGGGCACCCAAGTGCAGTACAGCCGCATGGCCGTGGGCGATGGCAACGGCAACCTGCCCGTGCCCGACCGCCTGCAACCCGCCCTGGTGCGCGAGCAGTACCGCGCCGACCTGAATGAACTGAAAGTCGACCCGCTCAACGCCAGCCAGATCATTGCCGAACTGGTCATCCCCGAGAACATCGGCGGCTGGTGGATTCGTGAAATGGGCATCTATGACGCCGATGGCGACTTGGTCGCCGTAGCCAACTGCCCGCCCAGCTACAAGCCGCAGCTGGTCGAAGGCTCTGGCCGCACCCAGGTGCTGCGCATCGTGCTCATCGTCTCCAGCACAGCCGCCGTGCAACTCAAGATCGACCCGTCCGTGGTACTCGCCACCCGTGCCTACGCTGACAGTCTGATCACGGCCCACATGGCTGCCGCCGATCCCCACCCCCAGTACAAAACCGAGGTAGCCACCCAGGCCGAAGCCGAAGCCGGCGCCAACAACGTCAAACGCATGACCCCGCTGCGCGTGTTCCAGGCCCTGCGCTCGGCTGCGGCCAAGGCCACCGAGGCCCTAATCGGCGTGCTGCGCGTAGGTACACAAGCCGAGGTAGACGCCGGCGCGCTGGATGACGTCGCCGTTACCCCGAAGAAGCTGCGCTGGGGCTTCGCCGCCAGCCTCGCCGCCAATGGCTACATCATTTTCCCGAGTTGGCTTGGCGGGCTCATCATTCAATGGATGAAGGGGCCGCTGGCCCCTAACGAAAACACCTTGTATCCCGCGATTAGTTGGCCGCTGGAGTTTCCAGACAGTTGCCTTATCGCATTTGCCTCAACCATGGGTAACGACACAACGCAATCCGACCAGATCTTTCAAGTCACCTCATGGACGAAGACCAACGTGAAACTGTTCCAACAATGGTTCGGCACGGGCACCCAGGGCCTGGTCTATCCGCTCGTCATGGGCATTGGTAAGTAAGAGGACACCACCATGCAGCGCTACTACAGCCAAGAAACCGGCAACACCTACCTGCAAGGCATCCACCAGGTCCCAGCAGGTGCAGTGCCGATCACCGAGGCCAAGTATCAAGAAGTCATCGCCAACCCCGCCCCCGGCAAAATCCGCAGCCACGATGCCAACGGCCTGCCGATCCTGATCGACCCGCCCGCCTACGCACCGAGCGTCGACGATCTCTGCAACCGTATTGACACCGCCGCCGACGCTGCCCGCCGCGCAGTAGCCGGCGACCCTCTGCGCGCCGTGGAGTACGACCGCGCCCGCCTGGCTGCCGAACAGTTCGCCGCCGCTGACTACCAGGGCGAAGTGCCGGCCATGGTCGCCGCCTGGGCCATCAACGGGCGCACGGCGCAGCAAGCGGCAGACAGCATCCTCGCCGAAGCCGCTGCCTACACCCACGCCCTGGAGCTGCTGCGCACCACCCGCCTGGCCGCCAAGGAACAGATTCGCACCCTGATGGCCGCCAACCAGGCGGCCCAGGCCCAGCAGGTCGCAAACCAGACCATCGCCTCGATCGAGGCCGCCGTCGCCGGCATCGGCAACAACTCATGAAGGCCAACCCCCGAGCACCGCTCAACTTTGGATCGAGTGAGTTGCCGGGGCACGGCCTGTGGGGGATATTCGCGTTTGCTCGGTGCTGGTATCAGCTCTACGCCGCCAGTGTCGGGCGGAACTGCCACAGAATTCATTGGAGGAATTCGCACATGTCGATTCACCGCGTCCCCTTTCGTACACGCCTGCGCAACCTTGCCTTGATGGGCTCAATGCTCGTCGCCTACGGCGCACACGCCAACTCGCTCATCCCTCTAACGTCTTCCACGTGTACTGCCGCGGACAGTAGGGTCCAAGGGCTGGTGTATGCAGAAACGCAAGCCAGCATTCCAGTGGGGGGGTTCCCGCAGATAGCGCAATGGGTAACTGTCCCACTCAATCGGGCCGGCTCAGTGATGAAGCCCTACTTTGACTTCAGGTACGTTAATCCCGTAGCAGTACGAAACAGCTACGCAAACCACCTGCCGTACACGGGCATTAGCTCTACCGGCGCGACCGGAAAGGCCTGGGGGACCACCGCATCGATTTCCGATGCATCTGGTTCGCTTATGCAATACAAATGCGTCGATGGTCATCTCGTAGTGGGCGGCATGATCAATGGTTTTGACGCGCCCACCCAGTCCATCACTTACGGTGGGCCGCAAGCAGCTGTGGCATATCTGTTCGCCGGCAACCTATCCAACGCGCCGTCTCCATGGAAAAGCTCCGGTACCGGCAACTTCATGATGCAGGGCCAGTTTTCCAACGTCTTCCGCTACAGCGGCGACAATAAGGGAGGTTCGGATGGTGGGTTCAACATCTTCCTACGCAAAACGACAGGTACACCCGAGTTCATCAATTTCGTGATCTCAACTCACCGTAGCTATGCACTGACAGAAGGCCCAACACTGCTTCTTGACCCCACCACAAACGCTGTTCATGTCAGCACCTTGGTTGCTGACGGAACTCGCTGGGTAACCAAGTCGCCGTATAGCGCTTCTGCTGCACCGATGCGCAGTTCGGTCCATACGGCAGAGTCCTGGCCATCGTTCTATCGAGTGAACATCTCCTACGCCAACATGGCCGAGGTACTACAAGCTGCAGGCAAAACATCAAAGCCAGAGGAATGGGTGGTATCCGCCGCAGCGATCCTTTACGAGTTCACCGGGTCCTTCAATCAGTCCGTAGGCTTCTCCGTCAGGGCGTTCGAGCTCTATCAGTCCGACGCTCCGCTGTAACAGGCCACACCCACCTCAAATGCCCGCTTCCTGCGGGCATTTTCTTGCCCCGTTTATCAAGGCGCTCCGTAGCGCCCCCCGCGTCGCCGCCAGCCGCGTGCGCCCTGCCCGCGCGCGCGGCAGCATCAAGGCTCACTGGATCACCGCAAGCCCAGGAGCTGCAGCCATGCCAACCGGATATCACCACGGCGTCCGCGTCATCGAGATCAATGAGGGCATCCGCCCCATTCGCACCATCGCCACCGCCGTCATTGGCCTGGTCGCCACCGCCTCCGACGCAGACGCCGCAGCCTTCCCGCTCGACACCCCGGTACTTCTCACCGACGTGCTCACCGCCATCGGCAAGGCCGGCACCCTCGGCACCCTGGCCGCCTCGCTCGACGCCATCGCCGACAACGCCAGCCCACTTACCGTCGTGGTGCGCGTGGCCGATGGTGAAGGCGCAGACGACGCCGCCAAGCAGGCCGACCAAATCAGCAAGCTGGTCGGCACCGTCACCGCCGATGGTCAATACACCGGGCTGAAAGCCCTGCTGGCCGCCAAGGCCAAACTGGGCGTTACCCCGCGCATCCTGGGCGTGCCGGGGCTGGACGCCCTGCCCGTCGCCACCGAGCTGATCAGCGTGGCCCAGCAGCTGCGCGCCTTCGCCTACGTCTCCGCCTGGGAGTGCGCTACCAAGGAAGAAGCCGTCGCCTACCGCGACAACTTCGGCGCCCGCGAGGTCATGGTCATCTGGCCGGACTTCCAGAACTGGAGCACGACCGAAAACGCCACCGTCACCGCCCCAGCCGTCGCCCGCGCCCTCGGCCTGCGCGCCAAGCTGGACGAGCAAGTCGGCTGGCACAAAACCCTGTCCAACATCGCCGTCAACGGCGTGACCGGCATCAGCAAAGACGTCTTCTGGGACCTGCAGAACCCCGCCACCGACGCCGGCTACCTCAACGAAAACGAAGTCACCACCCTCATCCGCGAGGGCGGCTTCCGCTTCTGGGGCTCGCGCACCTGCTCCGAAGACCCGCTCTTCTGTTTCGAGAACTACACCCGCACCGCCCAGGTGCTGGCCGACACCATGGCCGAGGCGCACATGTGGGCCGTGGACAAGCCCATGCACCCCTCCCTGGTGCGCGACATCATCGAAGGCATCAACGCCAAGTTCCGCGAGCTCAAGCAGGCCGGTTACATCATCGACGGCCAGTGCTGGTACGACCCCGCCGCCAACGAGGCCGCCACCCTCAAGGACGGCAAGCTCACCATCGACTACGACTACACCCCCGTGCCGCCGCTGGAAAACCTCATGTTCCAACAGCGCATCACGGATTCGTACCTGATGGACTTCCCGTCGCGCATCAACGCCTGATCGGCCACCCAAGCACACACGCATAGGAGCGCCTGACCATGGCCATGCCCCGCAAACTCAAGAACATGAACATGTTCAACGACGCCAACAGCTACCAGGGCGTCGCCAAAACCATCACCCTGCCCGACCTGGCGCGCAAGATGGAGGCCTGGCGCGGCGCCGGCATGGATGGCCCGGTCAAGGCCGACATGGGCCACAGCGACGACGGCATCCAGCTGGAATGGACCCTTGGCGGGCTCGACCTCATCACCCTGCGCCAGTACGGCATCACCAATGCCAGCGGCGTGCCGCTGCGCTTCGCCGGTGCGTATCAGCGCGATGACGACGGCAGCGTCTCCGCCGTGGAAGTCATCATGCGTGGCCGGCACGAAAGCTACAGCTTCGGCGACGCCGAGCCGGGCGAAGACACCGAGCACACCATCACCACCACCTGCACCTATTACAAGCTGATCGTCGACGGCAACGTCGAGGTAGAGATCGACCTGCTCGGAATGGTGTTCATGGTGAACGGCGTCGACCGCCTCGCCGAACAGCGCGCCGCCATCGGCCTGTAACCCGCATAACCCACCCCGAAGCTGGCCTCGGCGCACCCGCGCCGCTGGCCAGCACCTGACACCGAAGGAGCAACCCCATGTCCCAACCCGTCTACAGCGACCCCATTGCCCTGGCGCAGCCCATCAAGCGCGGCAAAACCGAAGTGAAGGAAATCACCCTGCGCCGCCCAGGCTCGGGCGAACTGCGCGGCCTCAAGCTGGCCGACCTGGTGCAAGGTGACGTCACCTCGGTGATTCGCCTGCTGCCTCGCATCAGCCAGCCCACCCTGGTGGACCAGGAAGCCGCCGCCATGGACGTCTACGACCTCACCAACTGCGCGGACCAGATCGCCATTTTTTTGCAAACGCCGCCGCAGAAGCCGGCGGCAGAGGCCTCCCCCGAGTAGTCGACGATGCCATGGCGGACATCGCCATGGTCTTCCACTGGGGGCCCGAGCAGATGAACGCCATGCCTCTGGCGGAACTGATGGAATGGCGCGAGCGCGCCCGAGAACGATGGGAACTGCAACATGGCGCGCGACCTAAAACTCCAGGTGGTACTACAAGGGCTTAACCGCGCCAGTAAGCCCTTCCGCGAGGCCGGTCGCAGCGCCATTGGCCTGGGCCGCGACCTCAAGGCCACCCGTGCCGAACTCAAGGGCCTGCAGGCCCAGCAAAGCGACCTCTCCAGCTTCCGCGCCCTCAAGGGCCAAACCGAGCAAACCGGCAAGGCCATGCAGGCCAGCCGCGAGCGCGTGCGGCAGCTCTCGCAACAGCTACGCGATACCGAGGCGCCAACCAAGGCGCTCAACCAGCAGTTTCAACGCGCCATCCGCGAGGCCACCAGCCTCAAGGCCAAGCACGCCGAGCAACAGCGCGAGCTGCAGGGCCTGCGCGGCAAACTCAGTGCCGCCGGCATCAGCACCGCCCAACTTGGCCAGGCCGAGCGCGACCTCAAGGCCAAGGTCACCGCCACCAACCAAGCCATGGCCACACAAGAGGCCAGGCTCAAGCGCCTCACCGCTCAGCAACAGCGCCTGGCCAGGGCAAAGGACCAATACCAGCGCACCCAGGCCCTGGCCGGCAGCATGGCCGCCACCGGCGCCGGCGGGCTGGCCACTGGTAGCGGCATTCTCTACAGCGGCGCCCGCCTGCTGGCCCCGGGGCTCGACTTCGACGCCAGCATGAGCAAGGTGCAATCGCTCACCCGCCTCAGCGGCGACAGCGACGAACTCAAGGCCCTGCGCGAGCAAGCCCGCCAGCTCGGCGCCAGTACCCAGTTCACCGCCGGCAACGCGGCGGACGCCCAGGGCTTCCTGGCCATGGCCGGCTTCAACCCGCAGGCCATCCGCGCGGCCATGCCCGGTATGCTCGCCCTGGCCAAGGCCGGTGACAGCGAGCTGGCCGACACCGCCGACATCGCGTCCAACATCCTTACCGGCTTCAACCTGCAGGCCGGCGATATGGGCCGCGTGGGTGACGTTCTGGTGGGCGCCTTCACCCGCTCCAACACCAACCTGCAAATGCTCGGCGAAACCATGAAGTACGTGGCGCCAGTGGCCGCAGGCGTCGGGCAAGACATCGAGACCATGGCCGCCATGGCCGGCAAACTGGGCGACGCGGGCATCCAGGGCAGCATGGGCGGTACCGCCCTGCGCGCCATCATCAGCCGCCTGGCCAAGCCGCCGAAGATGGCCGCCAACGCCCTGGAGGAACTCGGCATCAAGGCAGCCGACGCACAGGGCAACCTGCGCAACATGCCGGACATCCTCACCGAGCTGTACGACAAAACCAAAGCCCTGGGCAGCGCCGAACAGGCCGGCTACTTCAAGTCCATCGCCGGCGAAGAGGCTTTTAGCGCCCTGCAAGTGCTGGTCAAGCAAGCCGGCAGCGGCGCCCTGCAGGCGTTCATTGGCACCCTGCGCGAAGCCAATGGCGAGGCCGAGCAAACCGCCCGCGTCATGGGCGACAACCTGCGCGGCGACCTCAAGGCCCTCGGCAGCGCCTGGGAAGACCTGGGCATCCAGATCAGCGATCAGCAGAACGGCCCCCTGCGCGGCATCACTCAGGGCATTACCCGCGTTATCGGCAGCGTGAAAACCTGGGTCGCAGAGAACCCTGCATTGGCCAGCCAGCTGGTAAAAACCGCCGCTGGCCTCGGCCTGGTCATGGCCGGCATGGGCGGCCTCACGCTGGCCATGGCCAGCGTGCTCGGCCCGTTCGCCATGGTGCGCTACGGCATGATGCTGTTCGGCATCCGGGGCGCCGGTCTGGCCAGTACCCTGTTCAGCCTCGGCAAAGTCGCCCTGCCCCTGGTCGCCACCGGGCTGCGCGCCCTCGCCGTGGCGGCCATGGCCAACCCCATCCTGGCCATCATCACCGGCATCGCGGTCGGCGCCGCGCTCATCTACAGCAACTGGGACCGCATCGGCCCCTACTTCGCCGGACTGTGGGGCGAAATCAAAGCCGGCTTCTCCGGTGGCCTGTCCGGCATCGCTGCCACCATCCTCAACTTCAGCCCGCTGGGCCTGTTTCACCGCGCACTGGCGGGCGTGCTGAGCTACTTCGGCGTCGACATCCCTGCCCGCTTCACCGACTTCGGCGGCATGCTCATGGACAGCCTGGTGAACGGCATCACCGCCGGTCTGGGCCGCGTGAAGGACGCCATCACCGGCGCCGGCGGCGCCGCCATTGACTGGTTCAAGCAGAAGCTCGGCATTCACAGCCCGTCCCGCGTGTTCGCCCAGCTCGGCGGCTACACCATGCAGGGCTATGGCCAGGGCCTGCTGGCCGAGCAGAGCAACCCGCTCAGCGCCCTGCAGCGCATCGGCAACAACCTGGTGCAAGCCGGCAACCAGACCATCGGCGGTCAAGTCGCCTTCGACAACCGTGCCCCGCTGGCCGCAGCCGGCGCCGTCCGCAACACAGGCCGCCCCATCGTCGTGGAGGGCGACACCATTCACATCAGCATCGAAGGCGGCGACACCGCCACCATTCGCCGCATGCTCGAGCAAGTGCTGGCCGAGCGCGACCGCGCCAAGGCCGCCCGCATGCGCTCGGCACTGTTCGATACGGAGTAACCCGCCATGATGATGGCCCTTGGCATGTTCGTGTTCGGCATGCAAACCCTTGCCTACCAGGAGTTCCAACGGCAGAGCGCCTGGCGCCATGGCAGCACCAGCCGCATCGGCGCCCGCCCGGCGCGCCAGTACCTGGGCCCGGGTGACGAAACCATCACCCTGCCCGGCGTGCTGCTGCCCGAGATCGCCGGCAACGTGCTCAGCCTCGACACCCTGCGCGTCATGGCCGACACCGGCAAAGCCTGGTCGCTGATCGAGGGCTCCGGGCGCATCTACGGCATCTACGTCATCGAAGACCTCAGCGAAACCCGTACCTACTTCTTCCGCGACGGCGCCGCCCGCCGTATCGAGTTCACCCTCAAGCTCACCCGCGTGGATGAAAGCCGCGTGGATCTGCTCGGCAGCCTCACCGGCGCCCTCGGCGACATCCTGCGGGGCGTGCTGTGATCGGCGAACTGGCCCCACTCGCTGGGCGCATCCTGCGCGAGCAGGCCGGCAAAACCGCTGCCGCCCTCACCTACGCGCACCCCATCTGCCGCGTGGTGGTCGACGGCCACGACATCACCGCCGACGTCATCGCCCGCCTGGTCAGCATCAACCTGCAGGACAATCGCGGCATGGAGGCCGACCAGCTCGACATTCAGCTGTCCGACCACGACGGGCTGCTCGCCATCCCGCCCAAGGGCGCCACCATCAGCCTGTGGCTCGGCTGGAGTGATACCGGGCTGGTGGACAAAGGCACCTACAAGGTGGAGGAGCTGGAGCACAGCGGCGCGCCGGACACCCTCAGCATCCGCGCCCGCAGCGCCGATCTGCGCGAGGGGCTGGCCAAGAAGCGTGAGCGCAGCTGGCACGGCCAGACGCTCGGCGCCATCCTCACCACCATCGCCACCCAGTACGGCCTGCAGCCCCTGGTGCAAGTCGCCCTCGCCACCATCGGCCTGCCGCACATCGACCAGGCCGGCGAATCCGACCTCAACCTCATCACCCGCCTGGCCGCCGAGCATGACGCCATCGCCAGCATCAAGGCCGGGCGCCTCCTGTTCCTGCCCACCGGCGCCGCCAGCACCGCCAGCGGCCTGCCCTTGCCGCACATCACCCTGACAAGGGCGGACGGCGACCAGCACCGCTACCTGGACGCCAACCGCGACAGCTACACCGGCGCCAAGGCCTACTACTACGAAACCAACAGCGCCCAGCGCAAAGAGGCCATTGCCGGCAGCGGCGACAACCTCAAGGAACTGCGCCACACCTACGCCGACCAGGCCAGCGCCCTGGCCGCAGCAAGGGCGGAATGGCAGCGCCTGCAACGCGGTACCGCCACCCTCAGCTACGTGCTCGCCAAGGGCCGCCCCGAACTAATCCCCGAACTGACCTACAGCCTCACCGGCATCAAGGCGGAAATCGGCGCCATCGTCTGGCTGGGCGGCAACGTGCAGCACGCCTACACCCCCGACGGCTATACCACCAGCCTGGAGCTGACCAGCCAGCTACCAGACGGCGACGCCCTCACCAGCGACGCCAGTGCCGGCTACACCGGCGCCCTGGCCTGGTACCGCGACGACAAGACCGGCGCCCAGCACCCGGTCACCGCCGGCGACCAGACCAATCCCAAGCGCCTCACGCACCTGTACGCCAGCAAGGCCAGTGCAGAGCGGGCGGTGAAACGGGAATGGGAAAGGCTTATTCAGGATCTATAGTGATTAGCGTGCTGAAACTATTGAAACGGAGGTCAAGATGGGACGTGCTACTCACCAGGCTCGGCAACTACTGCATACCTTTCCAGAACAGAAAACCATGCAGGCAGTTGTCTTAGTTAAGTTAGCCAACGGCACTGTGGACTTTGAAGGAATAACAAATTATTCATATGGGAGTGGAGCCCATGTAGAGCTAGAGCTTATGCAGATGCTCAACACTCATTACGGAGACATTGGCAATTTACCACAACAATCAACCATCATATTTGCCGCAAAGTGGAGTCCTTGCAAACAATGCACAGAGGAACTGATCCCGGACTTTCTACGACGATCTAACCTAGTCGCAAGGGGCATCAGAATAAAGTTTCGCTTCGAAGACTATTATCTATCTGACACTTACCCAAATCCAAACGCCAGCCAAAAGCATTTATGGCCCAGTCAGGATGCTGCAAATACGGCATACAGTGCAATTTCTAACGGCTATCCCATCTACAGACAGATGAATTACATTTTCAGAGATGAAGACAACACTGTCACCGACAAAGTGAGCAGACATGTCGTATTTGCAGCTGCTCACGTGAACCGAACAAGTGAGTTTGAAACCTGGCATCTCTGACGGCGCAAGCCCCGCAATAGCGGGGCTTCTTCTTTCAACTGCGCGAATCTCGCGTAACCAGGGCCTCGACCGCTCGACGCACAAACGCCTGTTCCCCTGCATCGAGCTGGCGGTAGAACCGCAGCAATAACCGTTCCTCTGGCGTCACCCACTCTCTAGCCGACTGTGCAACCTGCTCCGCCAGTTGCTCCCCTACAGCCGCATTCACATCACTACTCATCTGCATACTCCGTCATTGGCAGTTATCCGCAGACCTTACCGCCAATACGAAGTCTGCTAGCCGTCCTGGGGTGGCTCAACGGCCAAGGGATCCTTGGCAGTAGAGGCACCCAATGGCACACTGCCACTCTCTCACGGAGGAAACGAACGAATGGATGCACTAAACCTAGACTTCTTGCCCTATCTGGGTGGCTTTGCGGCCTTCATCGGCCTGCTCTCCAAGTTTGGACTGGGCTTCTTTAGAACCCTGGATCTTCACGACAAGCACTTTGTCAGAAAACCCATCGCCCGCCTGCGAGCACTGCGTCAGGCGGTTTCAGACGATCCAGCCCTGACCGCATTCTTTGATCAGGCGATCCAGACCGAAGCATTTCGCTTAGCTACGCGGATAGATACCAGCAAAGCAAAACGCGATGTCCTGCTTGAACTGGATAAGAAAGGCATCTGGAGCCGCGCACAGCTCAAGAGCATCTCCAAATTTTTAACAATGCTACCAGGCCAGCCGTGCCCATCCATTTCTATTACACGCATAGATACGGCTGGCGCATTCATTAGCCTGACAGCTGCGCTCCTTACCGCTCTCGCTGGAGTCTCGCAGAGTTTCCTCTTGATAATCACCGGACTCTCGAGCAACCCAGCTCTTATCTTCGCTGGCGCGGGTACTCTATTGTTCTTTCTGATTGCGGTGCGTTTCTTTATGACAGACTTTGCTGACTGGATAATCGTAAAGCGTGCACAACGGCAACTAAAGGATTGTTGAAAATATTAAATCGCGCCCTTCATACAATCATGTGAATGACTCATGTCAAAATTCAAGAAATATCAAAGAATCGAATTGTCACTAGCAACCGAATCCGGAGAGACCTGGCTTAAGAAAGAACATGATTTCTGGAAACACATTACAATTAGACTCCAGCAAAATCCTGCAGATCTTCCTCACAGCATAAACTCCACAATAATGAGTTACTGCTCAGAAATAGCAGTAGCCCAAAGAACAAAAGACACCTCAAGGCGCATAAATATAGTTGTTGAAGCCAATAAAAAGCATCTCCTATTCAATCATGATGAAGATATAGCGGAAATCGCAAAATACATCTTAAGCAACAGCGCTGGACTAGCGACACTTATACAATGCTACAAAATGTCGCTCGAATCTCAAGACGAAACTTATACAAGGCTGTACACCAACGACTACGAAAAACTCAAGAAGGATACTGCCCAAGAAATTTTTGATTTAGTATCATCATTAAAAGAGAAAGTACAAAAATCAACAGCAGAACTGCAAGACAAAGTAGACAACGCCAATAAAGACCTAGAGAAAATTGTGGCCGCCGCCACCGAAGCAGTGGCGCTGTCAGAACCGGTAAAATTCTGGGAAACCCGGCAAGCCACCCACAAAGAAAATGCCAGAAAATACGGCCTTCAAGCCCTTACGGCTGCAATTATTTTTGGTTCTCTGCTGACACTTACGATTATCTATGAGTATATTTCCGGACGAAGCGTCGCAATTGCCGGCGTGAACGTAACCATCCCTGAAAATAATTTTGGCGTAGCGTTCTTGGTATTACTTACCACTGCCGGCATCTGGTCAATCAGAGTATTTGTTAAACTTATGATGGCAAATCTCGCGCACGAAACCGAATCGCTAGAACGTGCGACAATGATCAAGACCTTCGTAGCAATGACAAAAGTAAATGGAGAGATCAGCAAGGAAAACCAAACGCTTTTCTTCACCACGCTGTTCCGTCCATCAAACAACAGCTTGTCGGAAGACTCTACTGCACCTGAGTTCAGCCGATTGATTGAGGCCGTGCTCAAGAGTCGGGGTAAAGAAAGCTGACGCGGCGAGAACCAATCTTCTCTGGACAGGCCAACGGCTCCACGCCGTTGGCAAACCATGATCAGCGAAGGGCAAGCACCAGCAATGCGATGAAATTCAGCACAAGCAACACAACCACTATCCGAAGGGTCAGTGCTATCTGCGCTACTTTGAGCCCGATCGATTGACTTCCATCTAGGCCCGGCACTACAGGCTTCTCTGGCTGCCCCAGCCACTTCTTGCGGCCAAGCATGACAAGAATAAACGTCACACCATGCGCGCTACCCAATAGGCTTTGAGCCACTGCAAATATCTGTGCCTGCTGGCTTACCGGTGTAAAACTGCTAAACCCTAGAGAAGTAAACATGGACGCAGAGAAGTAGAAGTGTTGCCACTTCGTAATCAGCGACATTGTACTCCCATCACCATGGAAATACTTCGCATTAGCCATTGAAACAAATGAGAAGTAAATAATTAGCAACACCGCAGCCGCAAAGTAAAGCACGAATATTATGCTCGCCTCCCACTCCTTTGGCTCGATGGTGGAAAAAACATACAGACCCACCAAGAAGTACAGCACAAATATCGAAGTTAGCCCAAACCAGAATCCGGCTAAAGCCACACCTACCAACATTAAGCAAACGAGTGCAATCAGAACAAGGAGAGAGCTTTTTTTATTAAGCCTGATGTAGTCAACTACGCAGTTCATGCATGACTTCCAAAAATTGTTTTATAAAGGATCACCCACCAACACCGCCTTACCAGTATCGCCCTCGCACTTCCCCTCACCTGGGCGCCATTCCAGCGTGGCGCCCTCACCGACCAGGTCCACGCTCAGGATGCGGTCCAGGCATTCGCCCATACCGTCCTTGTCGATGGCCAGCAGGCGCTGCTCATCCCAGGTGGTCACTTCGTAGTCGTAGGCCTGCGCCTCCAGATCCTCGCCGCTGTCGTGGTACAGCACCGAGGCATAGGCCTCTAGGCAGGTTTGGCGTTCGCGACTGCAGATGATCTGCACCCCATTGGTAACGCCTTGGTCATAACCTTCAACGGTATGCCAGCCACCGAAGATCACCAGACCTTCACCCTGATCGATTAGCAGCGGGGGAATGGTCGCGGTGTGGCGCTCCAACGGTGCCGGCCCTACGAGCCACAGGGCTGCGTAAGTGGCCAGCAGTGCGGAAGCGAGTGCAACAGAGAGGTAACGCAGGAAGGGATGCATAGTCGAACTCCTTTTCGCGGGTGGTGCCGTCCTAGCAGCTTGGAGACTAGATCATAAAGCAGAAGTTGCAGACTAATGGATAGCTTAAAGCTGTACGCTCACTCAATGTTATGAGCAAGATCAACAAAATAAGGGTAGCGGGAAGTGACAGCGTACTTTTGATTTGCAAATTGCCACAAAGCAAATGACTTCAAACTACCCTCGGTTCTTTCCTCACGAATCCTGTTTTGAACATAGCTCTGACCAGCCGTCAAGCATGCAACATAGACCTTTGCAATATCATGTATGTTTTCATTAGCAACACCACAATACAGCTCCCTTGGAGGGTAAGCGCGCTCTAACTCACGCCATGCGTCTACATCATTACTAGACAATACACGCCTATACAGGCGAGGCGCCTCATCTTTTAATGCCACTAGATACATAGCCCAAAAAAAATCAAACGAATTACTTTCCATAGCTGCCCGAATGGCCCTAACGTGCCTAATGCACTTTTCAAGCTCACGAAGCTTGAGCTTAAACGTCTGCGCCACAGCAAGAAGAATAATATGGTACTTGTCTAATCCAAACTCTCCGGACAAGACAGCATTGTTAGAAGGAGCTATAGGTTCATGTCTGCCCGGAAAATACTGAGAACGAGCCAGCGCAGCAGTCTCAACAGGCATATCTATATAAAACTTAGCCTCAAGGGCTTGCGCCTGCACCCATCGCTCTATGTTTGAATAATCCAAGCTATATTCAGCATCAAAAAATCGCTTTAGATACTTAGCCCCATCAAAACCCGCCCCATATACTGCCCCCATCGAATGCTGTAGCTGCTCCAGATCACAAGCAATTACAAACTTACAACCCTCCACATCAAAGAAGTGCTTTATTCTTTCAAGCAATTCAATGGAGAACGTTGGTCGACATCTATCAAGCTCATCGATAAAAATATATAGATCCCTTGGCTCAGTCTCAGCCTTCACCGCCTGTGCCATTGAAGCATCTTTAGCAAGCCCTGCAAGTCGCCTTTTAAAATCATCTACAGTTTGCATGGTTTTACTATTGCTTTGCAAAAGCTCATCCAGCGCTTTTTCAGCCGCACTGGACAAAGTATCATCATCAGTACCTTGGGCCTCTCCTACCACTTCAGAGACATCAACTCCCGTAACCTTCTTTACAACACCCTTTGCTATAACCGGTGTCGCAGCAAGAATAGCTTTTACCGCCTTACCCCTGAATACTGAAAGTGCCTCCTCGACTTCAGCGGTAGGAATAAATTCTTTTAGAGAGTCATGTATCGCAGCCGTAAGGGCCACAAAAGCATCACCTACATAGTCATGCTGCCATGCGTTAAAATAAATTGTAGCTCGTTCTTCTTTCAGTTCCGCATGCCAGTTTTCAATAAAAAAGGTCTTGCCAGCCCCCCATGGAGCGTTCACATTTAAAACATTGACATCAGGATTAGAGTCAAGATACTTAGTGAGGAACCTGGCGACGCCTCGCCGTTCCATTTTATCCTTACTCCACGGAGATTCTTTCTCAATATTCATATTAATCACCTAAACATCTAGAGTTCATAAGCGACCACAAGGACAGCAGGGAGGGCGACGGAGAGGTAACGCAGGAAGGGATGCATGGTCGAACTTCTTTTCGTGACTATGCAGTCCTAGCAAACATCTGCGCAGCTCTGTATCAAGCATGACTATCCAGCCTTCATATTTTTTCGTCTACGGGGGCCTAGCAGATCATCTGCCTTTTTATATAGTGGCGCCATATTATCAATGGCCTCTCGCAAACCTGGAGCTATGTATTCATTAGCGGGCGAATATGTCATCTTCACACTTTTACCATCAGACATTACGACATCAGTCGTAGGTCCACTCACTGGAAGAGAGGCATAAATTTCATCAAGCCTCAAAAGAAAACCTTCTAGAAGCTCTTGAAGCTCCGAATTTTCTTTATCTAACTCAGCCTGACGATCTTGACCCAATTCTAAATTATCGTTGAGCAGATCAATATTCTCATTGAGAGTTTTGATCTCGCTATCCTTACTGATCGCAAGCTCTTTCCAGCGATCTGAACTTTCCCTGTGCCGTTCAGACTCCAACTCAAGATCACTAACCTTTGTCTTATGACGCTTAATAAGGTCCTGCGACTCGCTAATCGTCATAGGAGTTTCTTCTAGGACTTTTTGCTGAACCGCTCTATTAAGTCTATTTTGGTGAAGCGTAAACTGCATGATGTAGCGAGCCGGGAACGGATACAAGAAAACGTAGAACAATGCAAAAAACAAAGGCGCACCAAAAGCAGTCAGAACGCCCAACCACCCAGAATAAAGCGCATCAATTGCGATAATTTTTTCTGCAGGAGTCAACCCAGAGAACACAAAAAGAAAGGCTTTATAATTGCACAGAACAAAGGCAATAAAATATGGCCCGATAAGTGGGCTACTCAACCGCTCACGTAGCGTTTCTTTTAAAGACTCCAAGACATCATTCATTTCACCCCTCCAGTATTCAGCTACTTCCTTCGATAGCTCTTATTCCCGCTCGCCGTAATGCAGTACTGCCCACCCCGCGGGCCTGTGCACAGCACTCCAGTACCACAAGGGCACTCACTGGGCACGTTGCCAGTAGCTCGAGGTGGCGTAGAGGTTCCGCCATAAACGGCGCTGCAGTTGCGCTTGCTGCCGCTGATTGAGCCGTCATTGCACACCCACAGCTCGCCGTCGCAGCGCGCCACACCGCCCTTTTTGCCTGAACATGGATAGTTGGCGGCCTGGCTCAGTTGAGCAAGGCCGAAGGCGAACAATAAGCATATAAGCCAGCGCATAGCAGGAACTACCGTTGAATCGCCTCATTGACGGTCCACAGTTCGACACCTGTGTTGCCTGCATAGACGCGAATCTTGGAAACGGTGAAGCCACGATCCAGCACCGTGATCTTTCCGAACTTGCTGCTGAGCCCAACGCATTTGTAGTTGGCCATCAGGAACTGCATAGCCTGCTGGTCCTTTTTCACAGCCGCACTGATGAACTCGTCGAGGTACTCTTCCGTCTCGCACCCAACATAGCCGCCGTCTTTCAGCGTTTCGGCCTGGGCGCCGGCGGCAACGGATAGCAGCACTGCAGCAAATCCAATCTTCTTGAGCATCACGATCTTCCCTTCTGTGCTGAGCGCCCGTGCAACAGCGTGCTGGCTTTAGCCGTCCGCATCCTTGCGCTTGTGCTCTGTTGGTATATCTACGTCTTCACGTCATACCGCCCGGCCATTTCGGCCAGGGCGGTCATCATTTTGTGCGTGTGTTGCCGGTCGCCATCGGGCAACTGTCGGTAGTGCTCGACTAGAGCGACCTCGTCGCCACTGAAACTGCTGGCGGCCTCTGGAGTGCGTTGCCCGGTGACGACATACAGGACATCCACTCCCAGGGCTGCCGCATGCGCAAGGACCAACGCCCCGACCTCACCAGTACCTCCCTCATATCCAGCAAGGGTGCGCTTTGCCACGCCAACCTGCGAAGCGAAAACGTCCTGATTCAGGCCTAGCCGCTTGCGTTCTTCTTGCAGCCGGTTACCTATCGCCTCTCTCGAAAGATGCAATATTTTTCATCTCCGCTATTTACAAGTGCAGATATGTGCATCATTCTTTGCGTGTCATCACATGAAATTGCACGAATCTGCACTATGCCGAACGCCTACCCCACTGAGCAAGCACGCAACGCCGCCCGTGCTCGCATCTCTGCTATCGGTCTTTCCATTCGCGAATGGTCCGAGAAAAACGAGATCGACGAATCCACCGTTTACGCCGTGCTCAACGGGCAGAAGAAGTGCCTGCGAGGCAAGGCCCACCGTGCTGCCGTCCTGCTCGGCATCAAGGAAGGCACGGTCGCACAGTAGTGCGCCGGGCCAATGGGGGAAACGAGAAGATGAAGCGCCCGATTCTTGATAGCCGCCGCCGCGCCGTACTGGCAGTGGTTGGCGCCTTCCCAGGTGGCCGCGAATGCGCAGCCACGTGCCTGGGGCTGGACCTCAAGCAGTTCGATAACAAGCTGTACGAGAACCCCGGCCACCGCCCGCTGACGGATGAACAGGTGTTGCAACTGGAGAAGGTCGCCGGCACCAGCTTCCTGCCTGACTACATCAGCGGCCTCTACAACGGCGTTCACGTCGCCATGCCCGAGTTGGCCGAGCTGGACAACATCGAGCTGCTCACCCGGTCGATGAACACGACCATCAAGCGCGGGGCGGTCGACGCCAAGATACTCAAGGCGCTGGAAGACGGCGTAATCACCGAGGCCGAACTCGCCAGCATCATCACCGCCCACCGCGAACACATCGCATCGCGCCACGCCGAGGTCGGCGCCATTCTCGCCCTGCACAGCAAACGCCAGGAGCCCAAGCCATGACAGCACCCACCGGCGGCGGCTACCGCGTCAAATGCCCAGCCTGCGGCAGCCCCATGCGCATTCGTGACAGCAAGGAGCAAACGCCCACCTTCAAGACCATGTACGCCCAGTGCACCAGCATGGCCTGCAGCCACAGCATCATCGGTTCGCTCTCCTGGGACTACGCCCTGGTGCCGTCCGGCGTCGACAGCCCCCGCGTGGTGCTGCCCGTTGCGCCCTCGGCACAGCGCAAGCAAGCCCAGCGCGACAGCCGCCCCGAGTCCAACCAGTTGGACATGCTCGACGCCCAGGAGGCCACCGTATGAACGCCCCGCAGCCACTGCCGCATGACTACCGCAGCCAGATGCAGAGCCTGGCCAGGGCCTACGTGCTGACCCACCGCGACGAGCACCTCAGCGACCCTGAGCAGTTGGCGGAGCGCACCACAAGCCACCTGGTGCTCAAGTACGACGTACCACTGTTCATGGCGCCGCGCCTGGTGGCCCTGGCCATCAGCGAGCTGTCGCCGCCCGCTTCCAACACGTAACCGCACCACCAACCGCCCTGCCCGCCTCGCGTGGGTAAGGGGGAGTTACATCCAGCATTCGAGGTTTGCGCCATGCCAGAAGCCGTCGAGATCCAGTTGCACATGCCCAAGCCAGTGGCCGAGGCGCTGCTCACCAGCCTGCGCGAAGAGCTGCGCCAGGGCCTGCAACTGCATTGGTACGCCGACCGCTACCGCACCGTGCCGGCTGGCCTGCGCACGGCTCGCATCCTCACCGACTACCCGGCCCTTGCCGGCCACAAACGCACCATCGGCGCGCTACGCGCAGCGCTCACAGCCGCCCAGTAAGGACTGCACCATGACGAAGCCCCACCACCCCAAGCTGCCGCTGTGCTGCGCACTGGCCGCGCACAACGAGCGCTACCAGTTCGCCCACACATTGAGCGAAGTAATAGCGGCGGCGAGCTACGACGAGCGCAAGGCCGAGCTGCACCGGTTAAGCGGCCTGCTGGCCGCCTATCTGGAGTTTGACCTCATCACCCGTGAGCAGCACAGCGCCCTGCGCACGGAACTGCGTGAGTTCGTGTTTGGAGCCAGCGCATGAGCACCATGCAAGCCTCCCTGCGCGATGACGTCCTCAAGCGTCTGCGCGACGAGTTCCCCGACCTCAAGCCCATCCGTGGCAGCAGGTACATGCGCAAGGGCAAATGCCCGGCCTGTGGCAAGCCGGAGCTGTACACCTTAACCGACTCGCCCTGGATGCTGATCTGTGGCCGTGGCAAGTGCGGCGCGCAGTATCACGTAAAGGACCGCTACGACGATCTGTTCAGCGACTGGAGCGAACGCGCCCCGTCCACCGACGAGCAACCCAACGCTACCGCCCGTGCCTACCTGGAGTTCGCCCGCGGCTTCCGCCTGGAGCTGCTGGAGGGCTGCTTTACCCAGGAAAACTACTGGTCCCGCGAACTCAGCGCCGGCAGTGCCACCGTGCGCTTTGCCATGCCCGATGGCGGCTACTGGGAACGGCTGATCGACCGCCCCGAGCGCTTCGGCAAGCAGAAGGCGCGCTTCAAGCCAGCCTACAGCTACAAGGGCAAGCTGTGGGTGCCGCCTGCGGTCGATCTGGCCAAGGTCAGCGAGCTGTACATCGTCGAGGGCATCTTCGACGCCATCGCCCTGCTGCACCACGACCGCCCCGCCGTGTCGATGATGTCCAGCGCGCCCTTCCCGGAACAGGCCCTGCGCGAGCTCAAGCAGGCCCGCGACGAGGCCGGCAGCGTACTGCCCACCCTGGTGTGGGCGCTGGACAACGAGCCAGTGGCGCGCAGCAACACCCGCAAGTGGGTGGCCCAGGCCCGCGCCATGGGCTTCAAGTGCGAGGCTGCGCTGATCCCCCAGCGAGGCAAGAAGGTCGACTGGAACGACCTTCACCAGCGCTGGGCCTTTATCGAAGACGCTGAGCAGCGCGCCGAGCGTGTCGCGGCTGATCTGGACGAGGCCCGTTACCAGGGCGCCCTGTTGATCGCCGAGAACGCCAGCGAGAAAGGCTTGCTGATCTACCAGCGCAACGAGTGGAAGGAGTTCCACTTCGGCTTCGACAACCGCCTGTACTGGTGGTCGCTCGACCTGGACAAGTACAACAAGGCCATTCAGGCGATCGAGGGCGACGACAACGGCGAACACCGCGAGCTGAACAACAAGGAAATCCGCGAACGCGCCTTGCGCCTGTCCGGCAGTGTCAACGAAATCGCCAACTGCTACTTCGAGGCCCTCTACTTCCAGCGCAACGAAATCACCGACGAATCCTGGTACTACCTGCGCGTCGACTTCCCCCACGGCGCGCCGAGCGTGAAGAACACCTTCACCGCCACCCACCTGGCCGCTGCCAGCGAGTTCAAGAAGCGCTTGTTGGGCATGGCCGCCGGCGCCATGTACACCGGCACCGGCCAGCAGCTGGAAAAGATCATGAAGTTGCAGACCTACGGTATCAAAACCGTGGAGACCATCGACTTCGTGGGCTACAGCAAGGACCACGGCTGCTACGTGTTCGGCGATATCGCCGTCAAGGACGGCCAGGTCTACGAGGCCAACGCCGAGGACTACTTCGAGTTCGGCAAGCTGCGCATCAAAACGCTGCAAAAGGGCGTCACCATCCGCCCGAGCCGCGACGCCAAGGCCTACAGCAGCGAATGGTTCAAGCTGCTGTGGACGTGCTTCGGCGCCCAGGGCCTGGTGGCCATGGTGTGGTTCTTCGGCTCGTTGTTCTGCGAGCAGATCCGTAGCCGCTGGCAGTCCTACCCCTTCCTGGAAGCCACGGGCGAAGCCGGCGCCGGCAAAACCACCCTGCTCAACCTGCTGTGGAAGCTGCTGGGCCGGCCCGGTTATGAGGGCTTCGACCCGATGAAGTCCACCAAGGCAGGTCGCTCGCGCCTCATGGGCCAGGTGGCCGGTATGCCGGTGGTCTATCTGGAGGCCGACCGCCACAGCGACGACAAGCCCCACGCGAAGACCTTCGAGTGGGACGAGCTGAAAGACTTCTTCGGCGGCGGCACCCTGGCCACCAAGGGCGTGAAAACGGCGGGCAACGAGACCTATGAACCGCCCTTTCGCGGCACCATCGCCATTAGCCAGAACGCCGCCGTAGTGGCGCATGAAGCGATCATGACGCGCATCTGCAAGCTGCACTTCGTGCGCCCCCAGGTAACGCCGGAAAGCCGCGCAGCGGCGGACAAACTCAACGCCCTGGACGGCGACGTGCTCAGCCACTTCCTGCTGCAGGCGGTCAAGGCCGAGGCCGGCGTCCTGGACGGCTTCGCCGAGCAGTTCCCCGGCTATGAATCGCGCTTGCGCCGCCTGCACACCCACTGCTGGCAGTGCGAAACGCCCTATGCCGACGCCAACGAAAGTCACGCTTGCAAGGCCTGCGGCAACACCCTGCGCGGCTATATCCGCGTGGAGCGCATCAGCAAGAACCACGCAATGTTGTTGGCCCTGCTCGACTGCCTGCGCCAGGTAGTGCCCGTCAGCGACGCACAGCGCAGCGCCACGCAACGCCAGATCATCACCATGGCCCTGGAGCGCCAAGCCTCGATCAGCGCCGACCACCAGCACGTGGCCGAGTTCTGGGAGGTGTACGAGTACTTGGAGGGCCTCGACGCCGATGGCCCGGTGGTCAACCACAGCAACAAGCCCGAGACCGGCGAAATCGCCATCAACCTCAATGAGTTCTACGAGCGCGCCCAGGAGCACAAACAGAAGCTCCCGGAAATCAACGTGCTGCGCGACCTGCTGAAAGAAAGCCGCTCCCGCAAGTTCGTAGAGGCCAACCGCGCTGTCTCTAGCGCCGTGCGGGTATGGCAGGCCAAGCGCGCCAACCTCACCACCTACAAGGCTCCCACTGTGAAGTGCTGGATCTTCCAGCAATCACGCTAACCCCGGCGCGGCAACGCCGGCTCAACCCCGAAGGAGAAGCACCATGCAGATCGACCACGAAACCCGCTCAGACAAGGCCATCACGCTGCTCGGTAGCGGCCTTGCGCTAATCGTTCTGTTCACCACCTGCGCATTCGCCCCCGAGGCCTTGCTGGCCCTCACCCGCTAACCCAACCGCCCAGGCGCGGCAACGCCTGGGCAACCCGCTAGAGGGAGAAGCCGCATGCACCAGTTTCACCCCCGTTACCGCTGGCCGCTACTGGCCATGGTCGCTGCCCTGGCAGGCGTAACGGCCACCTCGGTGGCGATGGCGATATCCGCACTGATAGCGGCACCTCTGCTCGCCGGCCTGTTCGCCGCTGCTGCCGTGGTGCTGGATCTGTTCAAGTACGCCGCCTGGCCGCTGGCCCTGATGTTGCTGGCAGCCCGCCGCACCCTGGCCGCGCTGCTGATGATGGTCAGCGCCCTGGCCCTGGGCGCCGTTTCCGGCTGGGCCACCTACGACCGGCTGATGACCTCGATCATCACCAGCCAGGCCGAGCACCAGGCGCTGCACGAACAACGCCAAGCCGACCTGCTGGAGCTGCGCCAGGCCGATGCAGAGCGCATCGAGCAGCTCGACGCCGAAGCGGCAGCCGTCCATCACCAGGCCAACGCCCTACGCGAGCGCGGCATGGTCACCCGCGCCTTGGAGCTGGAAAGCACCGCCCTCGCCCGCATTGACGCCCTGCGCAACGCCGCGCAGCAGCGCCGCGACAGCGCATCGCAGGAACTAACCGCCCTACGCAGCCAACCAGCCAAGGCCGCAGGCCTGCCCCAGGCGCTGGCCACCCTGCTCTGCCTCGGCTTCGCCCTGGCACTGGAGGTGGTACCGGCCCTGATCCTCAGCGCGCTGCGCCCCGTTACCGAAACGGCAGCAACAACCGCACCAGCACGCCAGAAACGCACCAAGGAACAGCCGCAGGAACACACAGAAACAGCGCCTGCAACGGATGGAGGCAGCGACCTACCACCCGAGCTACTGCAACTGATCGCCGACACCGAGCGCGGCGCCAAGCTGGCCGTGCGGCAGGTGGCGAAGGAATTGAGGATGGGCAGTGAAAGAACCACCCGCCTGATGCAGCAGGCCGCAGAAGCCGGCCTGCTGAACAAGACCGCCACCGGCTACGTGGCGGCATAAAAAGAGAGGCCCCAGTGAGCGGCAACTCACCAGGGCCATACCAACCCCGAAGGAGAAGCACCATGCAAGTGGAACCCCAAGAAGTCAGCGCCGGCAAGGCTACCACACCGCAACAGCGCACACGCCCAACCATGGGCAGCCATAGCCTGGACCTGCCCAGCATTTGCGACATCTGCGGCGGCGCCCGCTCTACGCGCAAGCATGCCAAGTGCAGCCGCATTCGCCAGCAAACCAAGCAGGCCGAGTGGTCGGTGTTCATGGCCGAGCTCGCCGCCAAACGCCTCGCCAAGCAGGAGCGCCGCCGTTATGCCCGTTGAAATCCGCTGCCGCTACGCCACCGGCACCTACGTGGCCACCGTCAAAGGCGAGAAGCGCACCGCCAGCAACACCATCAGTGCCCGGCACGCCGCCGAGGCCATGGCGGCAAAGCTCGGCCTTGATCCAGCGCACCTGGTGGAGCAAGCACGCGACTCTGCCGGCCAGAACGAGCGCGTCACCTTCATGCACCCTGGGCAGCAGGCACGTGAAGAGCCAGCGTAGCCTGGATGCGACGAACACCACTCGACGCAACCATGTTCCAGGGCAACAATACTGTATATACGAACAGTATTCATGACTTATGTACTACGAAATCACCCCGCTGTATCAGTTCGGCAAACGACGCCCTGCGCGCGACGTACAAGCCAGCACCCGCTTGCGGGTGGACGTGCAGATTCACATGAACCCGAATGGACCATCCGGCGGGCCGTGCCTGACCGCCTGCGCCGGCGGCAACATCATGCAAGACCCTATCCCCAGGCTCTACAACGTCCACCTGGAGGGTATGGCCACCCTTGGCATGGTACTGGCGGGCGTCGAGGTGATCGACGGCCAGGTCTTTCATCAGGCCTGGCATTGCCGCCCGCTGGAAGAGGCCGTGGTAATTCCCTGGTCGGCCTGCCCGCGCTCGTCGCTGGATCTGCTGATCTGAGGCAATCGCCGCTGGCATAACAAGAAACAACCGCTGCATCTTCTCGGCCCGACCTCGGGCCGAGCTTCTTATCGGCCCATACACTGGGCTTTTCGTGTGCCGGGGGGCGCAGATGGCAAAGGGTGTAGAGGTACGCGGCAACCGCGTGCGGGTGTATTTCCGCTATCAGGGCGAACTGTGCCGCGAGCCGTTCAACGGGGACGCTACAACCGAGAACATCGCCCAGGCCGAACGCCTGGTCGGCGTGATCGAGTACGAAATCAAGGTGGGCACATTCAGCTATGCCCGTCACTTCCCTGACTCGCCCAAGGTGAAAACCAACACCTTCGGGCACTACCTGGACCTGTGGCTTGAGATCAAACGCAATGAGATGGCGCCATCCGGCTTCCGCACCTACAAGAGCAAGGTAGAAACGCACATCCGACCACGTTGGGGCGACGAGCAGGCCGACACCATCGACCACCTGGACCTGCAGGCGTGGGTGCACAAGACGCTGATGCCCACCCTACACAACCGCACGGTGCGAGAGGTGGTCAGCCTGGTGAAACAGGTCTTCACCCTGTACCGGGCGCGCAACCGCTCGGCGCATGATCCGACCGAGGGCATCACCATCCGCCAGCCAGACCCGGACGAAGTCGATCCGTTCACCCGCGAGGAAATCGACGCGATCCTCGGCACGCACACGGACAAGCTCCAGGAGCTGCTGCTCGCCCAGTTCATGCTGTGGACGGGGCCCAGGGTATCGGAGGCCATCGCGCTGGCCTGGGAAGACGTCGACCTCAAGGCCGGCACGGTGAAATTCCGCCGCGCACAGGTGCGGGGCGTGTACAAGGTGACGAAGAATCGGCGATCAACCCGCGAGGTGCGCTTGCTCAAGCCGGCGCTCCAGGCGCTGCACGCGATGGCCGTGCACACGCAGAAGCTCAAGCCGGTGGAAGTCGAGGTACTCGACCGCGACAACAAGACCAGGAAGCGCCAGGCGCTGCGGTTCGTGTTCCACTGCACCAGCACCGGCGCAGCGCACAGCAGCTCCGACATGCTGCTTAAGGGATTCTGGCGCCCGCACCTGGCAGCCGCCGAGGTTCGGTACCGGGGGCCGAATAACTGCCGCCACACCTACGCCAGCCAGCTGCTCACCACTGGTGCGGTGACGTTGCAGTGGCTCAAGGACCAGATGGGCCACACCACCATCGCCATGCTGGAGCGCCACTATGGCAAGTACATCAGCAAGGACGGCCCGGACATGATCCCGCTGCTGGAGCACGCGCTAAAGCTGTGA